TCATTTCGTCATATTCACTTAGCGTCAACCCAATGCGGAACGCTGCCCGCTTCGATTCCTGCCAGCAAAACGGCTTTACTTCGCCGCCCGACGTTGCGCCCTGTTCACCTTCGGGGCTTCCAGTACGTTTCCCTCCGTAACCATCGAACCCATAGCAATTTTGATTGCTTCCTGAAATTTGTCCATCAGATATTGATAAGACGGCGCGCAATCTAGGATATCTTCCATATCCTCAAGCGTTAGCGTCTCGCCGTTTGCTTTAGCGTCCTTCTCAAGGCCATAGAAAAAGATTTGCTCAAGTTCCTCGAAGTCCATTTCATCTTCCATTTCCTCAACGCTTTTACCCGTAGTGGCTGACATTCTTTTCAATGCCTTGTGTCCAAAACGTAGTTCGCGCTTTTTATCCAGTTCAATGATTACAACATCATTGTTATTTGCCATTGTCGTCCGTCCTCTCTAAACAAAAATAAAGGCTAGAACGTTATGTCCTAGCCTTCTGTCAATCAATTAAGTGGTTTTTACAACTGTGATATCGTAAACCTTTTGCGCCTTATTCACTTCATACGCAATGATAGTCAATTTCTTACCGACGTTCAGCGTCAAGGAAATTGCATTAGATGCAACCGCCGTTGTAAGGTCTTGAACATATACGCCGTCAGCATACAACTTGAGCGTATGCGCCGCCGCTGTAGCTGTTACCGTTACCGAAGTAGCAGAAACGCCACTGAATGTGTAGGCGCGGTTTCCTGCCGAGAATGCCGGGGAAAGTGTACCGCCCGCACCTGTGAGGGATAGAGCAGTAAGGCCACCGGACGCCGTGATACCCAGCGATGGAGCGCCGGACACTTTAATTGTGCATTCGAATGTAACCAAATCTTCAAGCTCTGCACTTGTTGAAAACCCAGTTACAACGCCGCTAAAAGTCCAAGAACCGCCAGCAGGATAATTGATTGTGTAGCTGTCAACGGTAGAAGTAGTCAAGGCCGTGTAAAGCGCCATTTGTCCGAGTGTGTCCGTTCCGTTAAAGTTACCCGAAACCGAAACCTCGCCGCCATCTTTGAACCCAGCAATGAACTCCCGGTAACCGCCAGTGCTGGATAAGTTGGTGGAATCGATTGTTTCTTGCGAAATATCCAATCCGGCAATAGATTTTAGTTCGGCAATGATATTGCCACCGATTTGGATTGTAGTCCCTAGCGATCTTTGAGCCACGGTAAAACCTCCCTAGTAATGTACTTTAAATTCGATAATGCACCTATAAAGCTTGGGCAAAGGCTCGTAAGTCTCCACTGGCTTTTCATAGGTCAACTCAGATATAAAAAGAGCGTCAGAGCCAATCGCCCGACGCTCGAATGATTTTAGCCGCTCAATGATTGCAGCGACGTTTGTTTTAAGGCTCGTATAGGTTGCCGTCATGACATTCAATTCACATTCCACTTCCCGCAATGCCAAGAAGCCGCCTAGCGCTTTTTCCTCAACTCCATAACCCGCTTCATACAAAATGTAAGGCGCCGTTATAGGTTCGTCGTCGTCCGAAGGAGCAACAACAGGGAAAACCTTGTCCTCGAATCCTGCCAATGAAGATAATTCTTCTTCCAATGCCTTTTGTAAACTCAACTGCAATCACCTCGCGTTCCATGCCTTATCAATTTCCTTTAAAGCAACCTCAATAACTGCGTTCTCCATTGCTTGCTTATTGGCGTCAATGGCTCTCTTGAGGTATCGTTTGCCGGGAACTTTACGCCCGTTACGATCCAAGAACCCGTATTCTTGAGATGCCGGATAGTAAGCCCGCTTGCCCGCCCTCGATATATCAACAAAAATGTCGTCCATCTTAGGAGCCATCTTAATGTCAAATACTCGCTTGCCTACTGTCTTTTGCTTCTCGACACGCATAATAATACCGTTTCGAAGTGCGAATGTTTTATGTGGTGCGTTAGCCTTTGCCGATTTGTACGCAATCTTAGCCCCTGCACGAGCTGCCTTTGTTACAACCTTCTTAGGCACTTCACCTATTCGCCTTACAGCGACTTCGAGCGCAAACATTCCTTTAATCTCGTTGAAGCTTCTAGCCATCGTCAGCCCCCCATAGGGTAACGGCTACATGTAAGTTCGATCTTCTCACCGTTGCGGGAATATGTCCGTATGACGTGGTAGACCGTGCCGTTATGGCTCAATTTCGGTTCGTTGTCGTATTCGCCCTTGTACATCTCTATAATGACTTCGGGCTTCATACCAACGGCGGCAGCCTGATAAAATTCCCGACTGCCTACCGATTTCACGTTACAAAAAACTTCACGCGGTGTGCCGTCGCCCGGAACCCTTTCGCCGTATTCGTTCTTCACCTTGGTAATAGGTATGAGTCCCGCAACGTCGCGCCAATTGCTCATTCCTCCACCACCTCAACCGTATACTCCTGTGAGAGTGTTAGGTGGCGTTTGATGGAGTCATAAAATTCTTGGAAGCGCGCCGCGTCGGCGTTGTCGTAACCGAAATTAGCTTTGCAGTAGACTGTTATGGCCCGTTTTATTAACGTGTCGGCATCGTCGTTAACTTTCGTTTCCAACGTTCCCGAAAGCCGCAAGTCATCCCGCGCCGCTGCTATTAGGTCGCCAACCTCGCCGTCAAATGCCGTTGTGGTTAGGCTGATGCGTAGCGCCTTTTTAACATCGTCCAGCATAGCCATGGCTTACACCAACAAATCTACGTGTACGATAGTGCCGTTTAACGCACTGTTAAGATCAACTGTATTGCTCTCAAGAGCCGTAGAAGATACCGCCACGGTTGGCGCTGTACCCTCTTTAACGTTATTGAGATAAGCAGCAATGACGCTGTTACGCGCCAATTTGAACGGCAAACCCATTTTTTCATTGAAGCCGATAGCCGTTGTAGCTCCATTCCCGTCATGAGTCGGAATAGAGATTTGAGTTACAGTTTTGAAGGCTTTAGAACCTTGCACCGTCCCGGCAGTGTCAACGGTAAACACCGGGAGCGTTTCTGTGATAACCTCGTCATTAAAATTCGTGCCAGTTACGGTCACTTGAATGGCCTTAATGTCACCAGCCGTACCACCAGCCGTAGCCGTCAATGCGCGGGGATAAGCGGGGTTTGTGATGCCTGTTGTAATAACGAGTGTTGAGCCTGCGCTGTTTACCGCAGCTTTAACCGCTGTTGTATTAGCCACAACCGCCGCCGCTGCCGGAATTTCGATGCGTGCCGCCGAAAGACGATCCACAACGACAGAACCGTCAGTTCCGAGCTTTAGCCCTTTGTTTTTAAACGAACCCATTAAGCAAACCTCCAATCATAGTAAGAGCGCCCAACAAGAGCGCTCCCCTAATTAATTCAATTAAGCACCTTTTTTGACGATCATAACGCCGTTAGGGTCAAGAATCTTGCCGTCAGCGATTAGAAGCGCCTTGTCAACGTATTGGTTTGTGTCGTGATCCAACCAACGGTACATAGCAAGTTGCAAGTTACTGTTGATTGCATAGTCGCCAAGTTTGCAGAACACGGCAACGATGTCGTTTGTTGCAGCTGCTTCGTAAGGAGTAATAACATCATCCTCAACCAAAATTACTTCCCGGCCGTTGAAACGCTCTTGCGGGCCGTCTGTAATGCCTTGGTTAACCCGCCCAACAGGTTGACCGTTAGCGTCTGTCATGCCGTCAATGTAGCCTTCGAACGTTCCAGCCGCCGTAATAAACGAACCGCCAGCGCGGTAGGACAACGGGATTTTAGACCAGAATTTCTTTTTCCAGCCCTCCCACGATGCGAAATCAGCGGAAGAAAGAGTAATGATGTTTCCAGCCGGAACGCGGGAATCAAGTGTGATTCCAAGCGGTTGACCTGTACCCGAACCTTTGATAATTGCAAGGTCAATAGCTTTTGTCATTGCTTCAACAATCAAAGTGATGATTGTCGATTCAAAGGAAGCAAGCGTAACAGTGTCAGCAAGCAAGGAAGTTGCAACTTTGCACTCTAGGCCGTAGTACGAGAATTGAACTTTTGTGTTCGCTTGTACTTTCAGACGGTCAGAAGTAGGAGTCTCACCGATCCATGTTGCAGTTGGCTTAAGCGACAAGATAGGCACATCAACGCCGCCTTTAATGCCGAGCTTGCGAACGCGGGCGAAAATATGTCCGTATGTTTTCATTTGCTTGATAAGTTCGTCCAAAATCGTAGTTGGAACAACCGCAGCCGCATCAGTTACAGCGGTAAACGCATCAGAACGCGCTTCGAATCCAGCCGGGACGGCCTTACCTGTTTTAGCGAACTGCATGAACGCGTTACGGTATTCAACCGTTGCGAACTTGTCCGCTACTTCTTCATTAGCGCGTTGCTCAGGGTTAACAACAGTAACGCCGGAAGGAATGCGATTCATCAAAGCGTTGCGCGCTTCGATTTGGCCTTTTTCAGCCGTCAACGTGTCAACCTCTGCTGTTAGTGCTGCTACATCTACCTGTCCGTCACCCTCAAGAGCCGAACGGATTTCTTTCATGCGTGCTTCGATTTGCTGTAGACGATTCATTTAAAAATTCCACCTTTCAATTTAGGAAAATGTTTTGAGCAATAAAATAAGCCGTTGACGTTGTTCGGCGTCGGCGGCTTCTCGTTTTTCTTTTTCGGCTTCTGCTTCAAAAAAGCTGCGGGCCGATATGGAAGTGTCATCATAAGCTGGGATAGAAACGGCTGACACATCATAAATCTTTTTGAACTTAACAATGGTACGAGTGCGGGTTGCGCGGTCATAACGTTCTTCGCCAACTTTGAAGCGAAAGCTCATTTTGTTGACGTAACCACCGTCAATCTCTTCGTGAAGCTCTCGGCCTTCTTTCGTTCCATGCAGAAGGGCTTTTATCTTGAGCCCCACGGCATCCGTATTAAATTCAAGTGTGCCATTGCTGTTACGCGCTAACACCTTGCCTTTGTGGTCGAATTGAAAGATTACATCCGACATGTCCGCACCGTCAAACGCACCGGGAAGTATAACCTCTCGATACTCAACGCCATCAACCTCAAACAATACTGTAGGGGAGTTAAACTTAGCAGCGTAACCCTCTGCAATAAGTTCCCGGTTTTCAGCTTCACCCATTGAGCGGGCTTCAACATCGAATAACCTAATCAGTCGGTCGTTGCTTATCGTCATTTTTGTCTTCACCCCCTTTCGGCGACGCGTCAGGCGGCTTGTTAACCTTGCCTAACTGGTATTCGGAAGCTTTATCCGCGTCAATAAAGTTAAGGCTCATGATACGCTTCTCGCCGCCCTCAATAGGTGGAAGGTTGAACACCTCTAAGCCCTGATTGATTGACATCATGCCGCGATCAACAAGCGTCTCAATGATCTTAACTTTCGTGTCATTCGATGCGTACTGTAGGCGGTTGGCTTCAAATATGATTTCATTTCCGTGACTTTGTGCGCCGCTGCTGAAAATTTTATAAGAGAACTCAAGCGCCGCCTGTAGGCCGAATGTTTCAATCTCGGACTCATAATAGGCGTTCCATTCCTGCTCGGTATACTTTGACTGGATGATGTTTTTGTTCGTGCCGAAGTAGTCATAAACTTTTTCGCCCATAGCCGACATGAGCTTTTCGTCAATCATCTTCGGGTCCGTTTTAAGCTCCTGATATTCGGCTTTTGCATCCGTAGCAGCTACGCCACCATTGTTCGACGCGTCCAAATAGTTAGTCCTAAAATCATCCGTCTGCTTCTTCATGTCTTCCGGCTTGAGCATGGAAGTGAAGCGCAAGATACCCCGCAGGATAGCCGACGTTTTAACCGCATTTTTCAGCCCTTGATTAGTCGCTGAAATCAAATCCAGAATCGGCGTTAAGGCCGTTTTGTTTGTCTCACCGAACATATCATTCTTATAAAAATGGCGCCGCAAGTGGATAACGTCCGTGTATGGCGCTGCGTATTCATTCCCGTCATAAAAGCGGAACTTAACAGTCATTTCGCCGTCAACCTCAACCAAATCAACGCTTGATGATGTGAGCGGGTAAAACCCTTCAATCACGCTGCTATTCGGTTTGTACCGAATCCAGACAAACGCATTGTTATTCATTTTGTATTGAGTCGCCAGCCGATAATAGAAGCTGTACGCGTCCATAAAGCGGTTAGGACGAACTTGTAATAGATACTCAACGTTTGAATTTTTAACCGTCTGTATGCCGCCCTCAACGCGCCTTATATGCTTCGGCTTGAGCTTGCCGACGTTCCTTGCAAAAGCATCAACCGCAGCGCGCACTGTGTCACTGTCGTAAGCTTCACCAGAGAAGTCATAAAAGCTCGGGGCACTGTTAAGCATTTGCATGTACGTATGATTGCGCGGCGCTTGCTTGCCGCCAAATATCATTTGGAACAATGAGCGTCTTTCCTTCAATTTGTCACCCCCCTCCCTTATGCCTTTGCCGTTATCCGATTTCGCCTTTTTCGTACTGCTCAGAGAATCGAAGCGCGGGGTTTATGATAAGTAATTCTTGTACAAATTCGGGGGATAAATCGGCAACGCACTCGATTGTTTCGTCGCTCTCGTATAGCAAAAGATAAGGATGCTCGTTAATGTCAAATGTTTTTATCGTTCCATCCGACATATGAAATTCAACCTTTATAGCTTTGTATTCTGATTCCAAGTCTCTCCACCCCCTTCCGACTAAATCAGTGCTTTGAAGTCCGTCATGTTCTCGTAAAGGATCGTATAAGCGTTGAGGATTGAAACCGTACCATCGATACGCGCACGTTGGTTCTTGCCCTTTATAGGTCGTATGTTGTCGTTATCGTCGTATTTAACGCACGTGTTCGTAAGGTTCCAAAGCGTTAGCTGATTGTGGTTATAGTTCACGCGTTTCCCCGCAAAGTCGGATGCTATCTCCTTCATTGGTTGGGATAGCGTTAAAGCACCTTGCCGGACTACGCGCATATCAAAGCCCATTTCTACCATTTCATCAATCCAGTATTTCGAATTGTACGGGTCATAACCGATCCATACAGGCGTTATACTGTACTGTTGGTGCATCTTAACGAACCATGCTGTAACGTCCTTATAATCGATCTTATTGCCCTGTGATAACGTCAGCCAGCCGCGTTCATGGTAGTAATCGTATGGTACCTTGTCCTCTTTACAACGCTGATCGAAATTTTCTTCGGGCAAGAAATATTGCTGAATGGCGTAAATGGTTGAATCGTTCGGCTTCATAACCAACAACGTAGCGCACGTTAAATCCGTCGTACTCGATAAATCCGCGCCGCCTACCGCGTATGTGTTGCGTAAAAACTCTATGTCATAGGCCGCATCGTTGTAAGCTTCCTCATATGTTAGCCAAGCTTCTTCGGACGTTTCGGGAATGTTGAAGTCCTTGGTCAAAAGGTTCTTGATTAGCAGCGGATTCGCTTTTGCTTTAGCGACCTTTGTTTCTAACTGGTCAAGTTTCTTAATTGTTCCAAGTCCGGGGTTTGCTTTCTTCCAGCAATTCGGGTCAACCCACTCATTCCGGTTATCCAACTCGTAAATGATAGGCAAGAAACGTTCGTGCGGGTCCTGTTCACCTTCTGCATAGCCTGTTTCAAGTCTATTAATCTTGTCCTTTGCTTCATCGTACTTTTGGTCATAGACCGAATTACGTACCGTTCCAGCTGTCGTTATCATGACGATTAACGGCTGTTCACGCGAGCTTGTACCATCGACAATAACGTCGTATAGGTTCTTGTCCTTCCACGCGTGAATCTCGTCGAGCATGGCCCCGCTAACGTTCAGACCGTCAAGCGTTTCGCTGTCGGCTCCAAGCGGTTTAAATGTGCTGTCATTCGGTAGGCCGACAAGTTCAGCCACGAGCGGCTTAATACGTTTCCGCAACGATGGTGACTTGTTCACCATTCGTTTAGCTTCTAACCAAACTAGCTTTGCTTGATCTTTTTTTGT